GGGCCGTTGGTAATAGTGCTATTACCGTCCGCTGACACCGTGCAAATGTCATGACATAGACCGAAAAGCCCAGCATTTCCGCCGTATTTGCTATCGGCCACCTGATAAAACGGTCGTATGCGGGTGTATGCGGGGTTTGTAAAAGAGCGCACTGGAGAGGTCATTACGACCTCAATCCGTTTGCAAATTTGCAGCTGTAGCCTCGATCGTTCGCGTTGCCTGGGTGATTGTGACGGTTGGAGTGCTGTCAGCCCAGCGGAAATCGATGGCGAGCGGCTGGCCGTCAGATCCGGTGATCGCCTGCGCGGGGCGACCCCACCCGCGATCGAGGAGCGCGACCGAGGCAGCAACGATGGCAGATGGAGGGGCCTCGCGGTCGCTGGCGATCCTGGCGAGGGCGCTGATGGCCATTGGCGTGTGCTGCTTCGCCATATCGGCAACGTCTCCCCATGCCTTCGCACGGCCACTGGGATTGCCGGATTGGCCCTTTCTGAAGCCCTTTCCCGTGATGCCTCCATCCAAGGCGTTGCTCCATTGTTGCGTCCAACACACTAATCCGCGTTGATTTGTGCGTTGTCAACACAGATCCGGATCGGCCCTATTTATTTCGACATATCGGTTTCATCATCTCGCACCAGTTCGATGTCCTCGTCGCGGAGCCATGTGGTGCGGTCTCCGGGCCATTCGACGCTGATCCACTTGCCGCATTCGCCGCTGATCCAATGGCTGGTCTCGGCCGTGGTGGTGCCGTGGGCGGTGCCGATGTCTGGGAAGCGGCACCGGGCGGCGCCAGTGAGTCGGACTCGGGTCATTGGCTCAGTGCGAGGTTGAGTGTCCGCCACAACAGGCTGTCGCCTTCGGCCAGTTCCTGCTCGTATCCGTCCGCGAGTGGTCCGTCCGCCGTTTTGGTTGCCCGTCTCGCCTGTGCGGCTGCCTGGTCGACGATCGCCTTGAGTTGTTGTCGGAGCGCCGTGCGCCTTCCATGGTCGTATGCGACGTTTTCGATATGTCGTCTGACTGGGTCGTCCGCTGTTGGGCGGTTGGCGGTTACGATGGTTTCGTCTCTACGGATGTTGGTCATGGTCCATTCCATTCCTGACAATTCTGATTGCGCGTGGGGGCATTTATAGAAATCGAATAAATAAGAAGGAAAACCTGATTCTAATTATATATTGCACGCAATCAGGTTTGTCCGGGTTGTCAGGATTGTCAGGATTTTTCACATATCAATTCCTCCCGTGATGAGGGACCGCACCATCACCCTGCGGTCCCGCTCGATCCCGGCCTGACGCGCGAAGAAGTCGTGAACGGTCTCGTTGACCAACCAGGACGTTGGCGCGAACTCCTTCTCTGGCGCGAGCCATCCGCCAGCCTCTAATGGGGAAAGTAGTTTGCGGATGTCTTCGACCGACTTGTGACGGCAGACCCGGACATTGCTGGTCAGGTCTGACAGGACGATCCGGTGCAACCCTTTGGTCAGGACATATCCCGCGATCGAGCGCGTGGCCTCGATGTCAGCGCCAGCGCCGCCCATGGTCGTATAGACGCGCGCGGCGTTAGGCAGGACTGACTGAAATAACAGGCGATGCGCGTTGAACGCTGTCGTCTCCGACACGTCTCCGGTCTCTCCGGCTACCATGTGCAACACGATGCACAGTCTGCCCCAGACACCCGGAAGTTTGCCAACGAACCCACAAAACCGCGCGCCGAGAACCTCGGACAGTTCCAATTTGTGGATGCGCGTTTGCATATCGTCCCGGATCGCGTGGGCATCGGGTGACAGGCGTAGGTCCGCCGCCGGCGCATCGATCAGGTCGCAAACGATGTCACGGTAGTCGTTGGTCGTCCGGTCGGGTGGTTCGTCCGTGCCCATCGCGGCTGGGGCGACGATGACCGGGATGAACCGTTGCCACAGTCCGTCATCAGTGAGGTCGCCGAACTGGCGCAACCGCTCCGGCTGTATTCCGCCGCAGAGCGTGACCAATAGGTTGTCGATCGCCACGGTTCCGCGCATCACGCGATCGACGACATGCGCGCCGCCGTTATATGCCTGTAGCCAGAAAGCCCTATCGGCCGCGCCCCCTTTGCCGGGGGCGTATTTCTCCATTGACCCGATCCATCCGGCCAGTTCATCGCGGAGCACGCCTATCCCGCGAGATTGCCGCGAAAGGATCTCTTGCAGTGCCTCCATGGTGCCGTCGTGGCTGATCAGCCTGCGTGGTTTCGCGGGTTCGGGGGTCTCTTCCCGATCCTTCTTCGACAGTGCTTTCCACCGTGCGAGTTCACCTTGATATTGCTTTAGATCGCCGTGCTGGACGCGCCCGGTCGGGGTCCACGCCGCGTCGATGATCGGGCTTTTCTTGGTTGATGGCGCGCCGATCAATGCGACCCACAGGGCGGGCGCCACGGTCCAGTAGTCGTGGCGTTTCATCCGTAGCCGCGTCTCGCCATGGATAGCCGCGCTACAGGCGGAAAGGCACGCCCAGGCGATGGCGCAAGGGTCGGCGCCGATCGTGGTGGCGCGTGAGGTGACGAAAGCGCGCAGGCGTTCGGGGAGTGCGTTAATTGGGAAGGCAACGGGTCGCAGCGTGTTCCATGGATCAAAGACGGCGCGCACCGCTCCCTCTTTTGGACCGGGAGGCGGCGCGTCCATTTCGACGGAATTGTAGTAGCCGGGATCGTCTATCGGTGGGGGCGGCTCCGGCGTCTCTGGTTCGGGGTGGAACGTGCCGCCGGCGAGGTGGAACAGCGTGCCGGCGCCGATGTGGGTTGGTGGCGATTTAGGGAAGTCGCGCCAGCGTTCCAGGGTCTTTTCCGCATTGTAGGCGGGGTGGCGTTTAGACCACTGTTCCCACAACTCGCCGCCGAAGGCGGACCCGCCCGTGGCGGCCCAGAGAGCCATGCCGATGCGGCTCCATGCGTCCCAGTCGGCGGGTCCGGTGTTTGGGATGGCTGCCATGGCGGCGGCGACCCGTAGCGGCTCGGCCTGGGGATCGGCGCTCTGTCCGGTGTGGTCGCCGCCATTGGCGTGGCCGTTAGTATATCCCGGTGGTGCCGCATCGATGATGACGGCGGCCTCGGCGAGGAACGCCGCGAGTTGGGCTTCGGTGATGACGGGGAGGTTTGGCCGGACGATATCGCCGGGGGGGATGGTCCATTCCAGGTCCGCTCCGGTGGCGTGGCGGCCGAAGGCGACGAACTGTTGGCCGGCGCCGAGGATCTCGATCTTGCAGGCGTTGGCGGCGGTGTGAGTAGCGCCCGTGATGGCGATCTTGCGGGGTTGTCCCTCGGCGGCGGCGTAGAGCATGAGGCAGCGCGGGCTGTTTTGGCGGGTGCGTGTGGGCGCGGGGGCAAAGCGAGCGATGGCGAGGTCGCGCACGCGGGCGGCAATGGCGGGGTCGTCGATGTCGATGTCTATGGGGCGCAGGCCATCGGCGAGGATGCCTGTGTTGGTCGCGAAATCGACGGCGGCGATGGTGGTGCAGAACGGCGGGTCTTTCTGTGCGCTCTCGCGCCAGTTATCGCCGAGGGGTCGCTTGCCGGGGGATGGGCCCTTGGCGTCCCAGTTGATGATGGGCACGGGACGGAAGCCAGCACTCCACAGTTGCGCGCGCGTGGCCGAGACGGTTTCGATGGTGAGGATCATTCCTCGCCGCCGGTCCAGTCGTGCAGACGGTCGTGACACTGTCGGCAAACGGCGCGGAGTTCCCAGGCTGGTGGGAGGCGGCCGAGGGCGTAGGTGACGTGGTGGATGTCTCCGGCGCGATTGGCGAGGCAGGCTTCGCAGGTGCCTCCGGCGCGGCGCCAGACGCGGTCACGGAGGGTGCGCCACTCGGGGGATGTCAGGAGCCATCGGCTGTATTCCGCGCGGCGCACCGCTGCGTCAGCGGCCCGCCTCTCCCTCGCCGCGTTGATGTCTTGAGCGTATTCGATATGTTGTGCGCGTTGCCCCTCGTCCCATGTAGTGCGGATCTCTTCGTCCCACGCGGGGAAGTCCTGCCAGGTATAGAACTCGGCCCGCCTCAACGCGCCGGTCAGCGACTTGCCGCATGATTGACATTGTAAGTGGATCGTAACCGCGGCGCCGATCCGGCGCCGGGTGAATTGTGCCTCGCCGCCTCCGCACCGATATCCCGAGCACGGTTCATCCAGGACGGGACGGATGCGTTCGAGCATCGTTGGCGACATGCGGGGGACAGGACCGGGGAGTTTCATCCCGCCCCCCCCTTGACGCCGGCGGGGCGCATGAACTTGTCCATCTCGATGTATCCGGGTTCGCCTGGGAGCCTGATCTCTGGCGGGATGCTCTCGAACGGCAGCGGCGGGCCGAGGGGCGTCCAGTCGTGGAAGTCGTAGACGACGCCCGAGGGCGTGCGGACGGTGGCGACGTGCGAGGAGCGCGCCTGTGGCACGACGTGGCGCGGCCTGGAGGGCGTCTGGGGCCGTTCGGGGAACAGCGATGGTTGGTTGGTGCGGTCAGCCATCCTCGGGCTCCCTGAAGAACTCCAGGCAGCGTTGTTCGGCGGGGTCGAGGGGGATGGGCGTCGCGTGAATGAACAGGTCGCGTTGACGCTGCGCCTGTTCGATGCGGCGCAGTGCCGTTTCAAAATGAAACGGGTCGATCTCCAGTCCGATAAACCGTCGCCCTGTCTGGACACAGGCAACACCTGTCGAACCGCCGCCCATGAACGGGTCGCAAACAATCCCATCCGGCAGGGTTACGCCCAGGAGGTCGTGCAGAAGTCTGACCGGCTTTTCCGCGATGTGTTCTTTGTCATCGCCGCCAACGGGGGCGTATTGAAGGACGTTTTGCGGCGACCGCTCCCCTTCAATGGGAACGCCGTTCGATGCGTAGACGATGTATTCGGAACTGGACGAAAAGCGACCGCGCTGCATCCGTATTCCGGGCTTCCACCACGTCACGAGATTGCGCCAAACCCAACCGCCCGCCTGGATGGCGTCGGTCATAGTCGGGAGTTGCCGCCAATCGGTAAACGCGCAAACGGTAGCGCCGGGATTGGATGCTTTCAGCATGTAGCCGAACCAGAGAGCGGACCACGCGAGAAACGCTCGCTGATCGCGGTTGTCTCCGGCGAACTCCACCCGGCAGGTGAACTCGCTGCCTGTTTGGATATACTTCGCCGATGTCTTCGCCGTGCGGTCGCCTCGGAACTGGCCGCCCGAGGAATACGGAGGGTCAAGTAGGAACGCGTCCACGCCTGTTATTGTCGGCAGAATTTCCAGCGCGTCGCCCAGATACAGCGTCGCATCGCCGATTACTTCGGTGCGGGTCACGGGTTCCACAGTCCGAGCCGCCGGGCCTGCGCCACGGTGAGGCTGCCAGTGGATCCCGTTGCGGCCTTGCGTGGGCGGGCCGCGCGCTTGCGTTTCGCGGGCAGGTGCGCCTGCTGCTCGGCGATGCGGGCGTGGATCTGGCCGAATGTCGCGCGGAGGGGAATACCCGCGAGGGTGCACGCCTGCTCCACGTCCTCGGGGCATCTCGCGAGCGCCCACCAGCAGCCGTTGGCCGTGACCTGATCGCGGAACAGTTTTTGCGCGTCGGATGGTTGCGTGCCGACCTTGATCTCCAGGAACAGAACAGTCCCGGACCAGATGACCATAATGTCCGCGATGCCGGGCTTGACGCCCCTGGCCTTGCGTAGCTGCCCGGCCTGGGCGCTGCCCGCCGAACCGATGTCGATAGATGTAAAGTATGCTGTCAGTGGCAGGGCTTTTGAGAGGTAGACGACGATACTTCGTTGTAACGACCACTCGCGCTGCGTGTTAGGTGGGCGCGCGGCGGTCATGCGGCCCTCGTCGAAACGCGGTGGTAGACAACGGCGTGATGCGTCGCGCACCAACTGCTCCCGAGCGGCGTTTGCTTCGAGCAATATTCGTGGCTGATCGGCGCTCCATTGGGCCAGAGCGGGAATGCGCATTTGCCGTTACCGAGCGGAGCGGGAACGACGGGTGGCGGAAACACGGGCCACGCCACCAGCGCGCTCGCCAGCGGCGGCAGGGTCACGGTGGGCGGCGGTTGAGCCATCGGCCGCGTCTTCGGTGTCTTGGGTTCCAGCGCCGCCCGCTCAGCCGCGCGCTTGCGCTCCTGCCTCTCGTTGGCCGCCTTCTCGCCCCGGTCGATGCCCAGGATGGTCCTGGCGCGACGAAGCACCATGTTCTTGTTGACCCACGTCGGTTTGAACTCATGACAGATCGCCACCGCGATCTGAGCGTGCGACAGGCCCGTCTGCTTCAGTGCGACAATGCGCGCGTCGATTTCCGGTGATGCCCATGTCGATGCGGCCATTTCATCCCTCGCTTTTTGCCGGCACGAGTTCCGCGAGCCCCCGGAGCGCGTCCGCCATCTCGGTCGCTTCCATCGCCAGTCGCCGCAGCTTCGCTTCCATCACGTGAAATTCCCGCGTGTTGGTGACATCGAACGGCACTTCCAGCGTGGACCACCGATGCGCGCAGGCGCGGCATTTCCGGCGTCGTTTGACCTGCCCGTGCCATGCGCGGCTGTCGGTCACGTCGGAAGTGGAGGCGCGGCACGACGGGCACGGCGCGCGGGTGAGGTCGCCGTTTTCGTCTGGCAGCGCGGCGAGGCGCCCTGTCGCCGTGTGGTTCATCGGCAGGTCGCCGCGATGTGGCGTGACAGCGGCAGCGGGATTTTCGCGATCATCGCGGAGGCGGCTTTGCGGGCGGCTCCTTTGCTTGTCCCGCGCCCGCCGATGCGCGTGAAGTCCTGGCCACGTTTCGTCTGGTCGGACCAGTTCATGCCTTGGGATTTGTGGCCGCTTGTCTCCACCGAGGCCGTCTGAAACGACCTACCGCTTCCATCGAAGCGAAAGCCGGGAACCTTCAGGCCATCATCCCAACCGAGCGTGCCCGTGAAGTTTGGACGGTTGACGTTCCATTGCTCGCCGGAACTGACCTTCAACCGTTGGTGATATCGCTGGATTGGCATGAGCGCGGGCACGTCGCCCCAGAGGAAAAAGCTACCGAATGCCCAGCGCGCCCGTCCCACCCATGGTTGCGCGCCCTTCACGTTCTCAATGACCATGGGGATGTGATGATCGGCCGCCTCGCTGGCTTCGCGCTGGATCCTGAAGCACGCATTGAACAGCGCGTTGAGATCGGCCAACGCCTTCCCGGTCGCATCAGCGCGAATGGCCCGAGCCTTCTCTTTCGCGCGAGACCAGGGCATCGCCATATATGAATAGTTTTGACACGGCGGGCTCGCGACGATCAGCGCGGCGTCTTTGAACTGCGCGCCGTGCAGCGTGAGCACGTCCTGGATGACCAGTTGCGCGGGATAGCGGTGTTCGCCGTATGCATGCTGCTCGATGTCGAAGCCGATCACGTCGTAGCCCTCGGCGAGCAGGCCCTCCGTCCAACCGCCAAGGCCGCAATAGAGGTCCACAGCAAGAGGTTTCATCTCAACGCCTCAGTCGCAAAAGGCCCCCCGGCTCGCTTGGGGCACGAGCCGAGGGAAGTCGGGGGTAATGAGCGGGTAACGCCCGCCACTCGATCGAGCCTCGGGTGGGGGACCGGGAGGCCGATGGGTCATGGTGTTCTCCGGCAGTGCGGCGGCCGCAGCTCAGTCCACCGCCTCATCCAGTGCGCGGCTCTGACGTAATCGCCGCGCTTCGTGGATCTGCGAGACAGGAACAGGTAAAGCTCGGCCTTGATCGCGTTCCACATCCCCAACCCCTAGCGGCAATTCATATTGGCCGGCGTTCGCCAACGCGGCGGTGCGCGCTTGTTCTTCAAGCGCATCGGCATCGCGTCGCAGTTCAGCGGCGCGTCGTTCCATCGATGTCCACCAGCAGGCCAACAGCCTCTCGCGTAGCGACGGCGTGACACGAACCGGCTGCCCGTATTTGAGAGACCACGCCTTGCGTTGACTGATGTGGAACAGATCGGCGGCCATGCTGACGGCGTCTTCGTTCTTGTGTCCGGCGCGGCGGAATGCGGCGATCGCGCGAGACACGAGACTCCGGGCTTCGGCCTCGTGATCGCAAAAGTTTTGGCGAGACATGGTTACTCCCATCGGATTACGGCTCCTGACATGAGAGTTGAATTGTTACACAGAGAGATCGAGACGTTTTCGAATGCGATGCCGCGCCAACGGCTTCGCATGCGTAAGGGCCTTGGTGGGGACGTGCTCATGCGGCATCCGCCGGTTCGCGAATGGAACGTGCAGCCAATAAATGTTGAATTGCTTTTGCATTGGCTGGCGTCCAATCCACACCGGCCTCAAGAGCCATTCGCCAAATATCAAGAGAATGGGCTCTCGGGATTTCCTCGCGCATCTGCCAGTTGGTGACCGCCGAGGCGGTCAGTCCCAGCATCCGCGACACGGTAGTTGGCCCCCCGAGGGCCACGATGAGGTCTTTTGTGAGCATGGCGGCGAATAATCACACGTCACGTGGAATATCTCAACCCCTATGACACGTGTCGTGTATTATTGGGTTTGCACGGGCAAGCTCCCGTCATGGAACATGAGCCGGATTCGATTGCTCAGAAGGAAATGGGCCGCCGACTTCAGTTGGTCCGGGACGCCCTCGGCGTAACGCAGGAGGAGTTCGCGACAGCAGCAGGGGTCGGGCTGTCGGCGATTAGCGCCTGGGAGGGAGGGCGCAATAAGATCGATAGCGTAAAGCTGGGGAAAATATCCAAAGCATATGGATTTTCCACTGATTATATCATCAAGGATGAGATAGAGAAACTAACGTTCGGGTTAGCCAAAAAAGTCCAGTTGCAAATTGAGCTTAAAGCCTCGGAAGCGGTCAAGCCGCGTCGTGGGCGACCGAGAGCAGCGCCATCACCGACGCCGGCACCAGACGCCACTATCCCTTTTCCCCTGCCGACCCGGCCCCCGCCTTCCCCTCCGGTGGGAGGAAGCGTCGCGGAAAATAACGCCGGCGACTGCCCGAAGGCGCGTGTGGTCAATCTGGGGAAGCGGTAGGCGGGCGGAACGGCTTTTCAGAAGGAAGCCATTGTTCTTTTTCAGGGTTCCAGAAATAGAAGGTGTTTCCATGTCCGAGAAAGCCGGTCCGCAGTCGCCAATCGTCGAAGTTATTCCCAGCACTCAAGGGAATGTGTCCGCTATCGCCAGTGCTCATGCTCCATTCCTCTATTTCGAGAATGCTCCCGCCTTTGGCCACGTGAGTGGTATTATCCGCGTTACCCTGACCGCCGCCAGGGATATGCCAGTGAATAATGAGCCTAGGGTCATGGCGGACAACGTCGTGGTCGCCCATCTCCGGATGAACATCAACGCGGCACTCAGTCTGAAGTTCGCGATCGAGGGGGCGCTTCTACTGGCGAACCCTGTTCCGACTGAAACGAAGAACTGATTAGTCCACCGCGCCCGGCGTCTCGCGGAAGGGCACCAGTGGCCCCACAATGCGAAAGCCCGCCAGGGGATGATCCCGACGGGCTTTCAGGGAGAACGGTGATGCCACAACCTCACAAGTTCCTAAAGGCTATCACTGGCCTGCCCCAGGGACAAGCAAACGCACCAGTGCCGTCATGAGCGCGACAGCGGCAGCCATCGCACCGGCACCCGCGCCAGCGGCGAGGGCGATCACCTTCCAAGGCTCGTAGCGCAACAGGCCCTGCTTGTAGGCGGCGGCCACTTAACCTTGCTTCCTTTCCAGATCGTCAAGCCGGTCCTCGACGCTGGTGATACGACGCAACAGGGGCTTCTCGATCGCGCCCAGGACGGTCGCGGGCAAGGCGGATACGAGATCGCGGGTCACACCGTGCTCGCTGCGTAGGTTACGCACATCTCCAGCGAGGGTGGTTATACGATCGGCCAGACGCTCGTGTTGGTCGTTCATGCGCGCCATCAGGCGAGCTTCAATGGCGAGCAGGAAAGCTTTGGTTTCATCGTCCATGCTCACAGCATAGCAGAGCGTCCGGATGGAGTCTCACGGGAGGCTGGCGGCGTCTCCCCTGGTGGTGGGGGGGCACATATTATCCACGTGACGTGTATTTTGTGGTTGATAATTTACACGAGGCGTGGATAATATCTCCCATACCAGGGAGCACCCCATGACGAACGTCGTAACCATCGCCTTCCAGGGCGACACCCTCTTCGCCGTTGAAGAGACCAACGTGGTCGGAGTGGCTATCAAACCGATCTGTGCTGATCTCGGTGTGGCGTGGAACAAGCAGCTTCAACGGATCAAACGCGACCCGATCCTGTCCAAAGGTATGACCATCACGGTCACACCTTCGCCCGGCGGCCCCCAGGAAATGGTCTGCCTCGACATCCATCTGGTCGCTGGATGGCTGTTCGGGATCGATGAGAACCGTTGCAATGAAAAATCGCGCCCAAAAGTCAGAGCCTACCGAGAGCAATGCTTCCACGTTCTGCACGACCATTTCTTCGCTCGTAAGGGGGTCGCTAACTTCCGTACCCCTGGAGGCCATGCCTCGTTGGCGCCCGGCGGGTCTGTCGCCGATGAAGTGATGGCGATGTCGGTCCTCGATAAGATGAAGCTGGTCAATCTCAACATCAGAGCCGCCGGAGGACGGGCAGGGTGCGAGATGATGGCCTATCTTGGCCTCCCCATGATGCCATCGGCTGAAGCCATGCTGCGCCAAGCCGAGTTCAAATTCACCATTGATCTGGACACCAACGGACCGATCGACGTGGCGGAGATGAACTGATGGACGAGATGACACACGAAGAAAAACTCCTCTGGATAAAGTTATCCATGTTGATCGCCGGCACTCAGGCCGGAAAAGAATACTGGGATCACTACAGTATTGATGGCCCTTTCGACATGGACCAGATCGCCGCGGTGAAAAGCTACTATGATGATGGGTGGGTGGATCACGAATGGGATCGTCAGTTCCGTCCGGCCGCCGCTGAGGGAGTTCATTAGATGACGCCCCTCCTCTCTGAATGCCACGACTGCTCCGGCGCCGGTCGCATCTGCCTCGGGCATTGCAACGATCCGTGGGTCCGCACTCAGCAGTGCGAGACGTGCGAGGGCACGGGCGAGGTCACGCTTGAGTGTAACGGGTGGCGGTGCCGCGCCGACGCGACGGAATGGGTTGATGGTGCGGCCTGGTGCGCCGTTCATGCCGCCGAGCAGAAAGCGGATGCGCTGCTATGAGCACGCTCCACGCCACCACGATCGAGTTCATTCTTCGTGACCTTGATCTCGCGATTAAGCACAGCGGCTGCCCCGAGGTGGTCGAGGATCGCGTGAACAGCGCGAAACAACGCCTGCTGCGCGCGGCGCTGGCGGATGTCGAGGTTGAACCGGTGGAACGGAGGGCGGCATGAGCGAAGCACCGAGCGCATTCAAAACCGAAATTGCCCTGAGCGTCTGGCAGAGCGCCCGCGCCCGGTTACTGCTTGAGGACGAAAGCCTCGAACATGACCAGCAGGCGCTTGAGGAAATCCTGGGCCAGGAGACGGGAGATGTTGAAGACATTCTGGCGAGGACGGTGCGGGCGGCGGTGTTCGCGACATCCCAGGCCGAGGCCGCCGGCAAGATGATCGAGGATCTGCAGGTCAGAAAAAAGCGATATGTCAACCGCGCCATGGCTTTGCGCGGCACCGCAATGGCGATCATGACAGCGATGGAATGGCGCAAGCGGGAAGCCCCGGACTTTACTGCCTCGGTTCTCGCTCCCCGGCAGAGTGTGAATATCACCGACGAAGCAGTGATCCCCGATGACTATGTGAAAGTGACCCGCACGCCTGACAAAAACGCTCTGATGGCTGATTTGACCGTCGGCGTTGTCATTCCCGGCGCGGAGTTGGTCGAGGGTTTGCCTTCGATTTCAGTGCGGACGCGCTGATGGACGCCGCCAAGGGTTTCTCCGGCTTGCGGGCGCGGAAGGGTAGACCGCTACTCGAACGACTAATGGAGCGCACAATTCCTGTTCCTTGGAGCGGCTGCTGGCTCTGGACAGGTGGCCTTTATGCCCGAGATTATGGCATGGCGTTTCTGCCTGGAGGCAAGCCAGAACTGGCTCACCGGGCGATGATGATCGCGCAAGGACACGATCTAAAACCGGGTGACGTGGTTTGTCATTCCTGCGATGTAACGCTTTGCGTCAACCCGGATCATCTGTTTATCGGCACGCAAGCCGCGAATATGCGGGACATGAACAGCAAGGGACGGCACGGAAAAGCCTACGTAATCCCGCCCGAGTGGCGTGTGAAAATCCGCGAGGATGAAACCCCGGCCTGGGCCGTCGCCGCGTGGTTTGGCGTTTCAGTCAAGACAATCCGTAATATTAGGAGAGAAGCATGAACGCGATCGTCCCTGCCGGCGGAAGCGCCAACGTGCTGATGCCGACGAACATGGAGAGCGCCATCCGGCTCGCCGAGATGATGTCGCTTGGGAAGATCGGCATTCCAGAGCATCTGCGGAAAAATCCCGGCGACTGTCTGCTCATCGTGGAGCAGGCGATGCGGTGGGGAATGTCACCGTTCGCCGTCGCCGCCTGCACTTCGGTCATCAACGGCAAGCTAAATTTTGAGGGCAAACTTGTCGCCGCCGCCCTCAACGGTAGCGGGATCATGGCTGCCCGGTTGGAATACGAATACTCCGGCGCGGGTCCCGATTTGAAGGTCACGGTGCGGGGCACCATCAAGGGCGAAACAAAGCCGAGGGAAATAACCCTCTGGCTGAAGGAAGCGAAAACCACGAACGGCATGTGGGTCAAGCAACCCGAGCAGCAGCTTTGCTACGCCGGAACTCGCGTTTGGGCACGCCGCCACGCGCCGGAAGTCATGTTGGGCGTTTACTCGCCGGAGGAGTTCGACGCCCAGACCGTCCGCGACACGTTCCGGGGCACGACGCTGGATGCCGACCCCGCACCAGCCGCCGCGCCCGAACCGGCGGCCGAGCAGCCGAAGCCAAAACAAACGCCGGACGAGTGGATCGCCGCACTGGCCGCTGAACTGGCCGCGTGCGAGAGCGCCGACGAAGTGGATGAAATACTCGCCCGCCCATCCGTTCAGGCGGCGCAGGATCGGGCACGTGGCGCGCACAAAGACCGGCTGCAAGACCTCATCATGGAAGCCATCGCACGCACCGCCGAGGCCACGACCGCGCCGAACGATGGCGTGTTCGCCGATCCGTCATCCGACCCCTTCCGGCAGCCGGTGACGACATGATGCCCATCAATAGCCTCGCGTGGCACCGTCATCATCGCCGCCGCCGCACCATGCGGCTGGAAGCCTTCCTGGCCGCGCTCCCCGATGCCGCCCTGGTCGCGTTGACCACCGCGTCGGTCATCATCTGGATGCTGGGGGTGGCGACGTGAGCAACCACGCCGAACTGATCGAGATCGCCGACGCCATCAGCGAGACCGACCCGGCGCTGGCCTGCCGCCTGCGTGCCCTTGCCGCGCGTGTGCGGGCGCAGGAGCGGTGCCTGGACGAGCTGGTCGAGGATAGCCGCCTCTCGGCGCGGATGGCCGAGGCCGTCGCGGTGGAGCATCTGAGCCGGTATCGCGGCAAGCGCCGGCTATGAGGTGGCTCTGCCTCGCCGCGCTGCTGCCCCTGGCCGCGTGCGTCAGCCAGTCGAGCCTCGATCGGCGGCTGTATCAGACCGAGCAGTTGCGGCTCCAGCGGGACATGGTGGAAAACGAGCGGTTGAGGTTGTGGTTGGACTATCGTGGGGGCAGACGATGATTGAGTCGAGGTGGTTGCCGGCACGCGAGGCGGCGGATTACGTCGGCTACGACACCGAAGGATTCCGCCGCGCCGTGCGCCGTGGCACGCTACCGGCGGCGACATACCGACTCGGGAAACAGAGTCCAAGGTGGGACAGGCTCGCGCTCGACCGGGCGATGGGCGCCGAGGACGCGGGCGCCGATATTGGGGAAGCGGTAAATGGTGTGGTCGACCAAATCCGTCGCGAAGCCGAAGACCAAGACCGTCAGAAAGCGGCTCGCGGACGGGTCGGTTCGCACGTATGAATACGCGCGGACGAAGCCTGTCGCGGTCAAACATCCGGTCGACAGCCTCGCGATGTTGATTGAAGCATACAAGAGAAGTCCCGAGTGGGATCGATTGTCGGACGCGCGTAAGAAGAAATGCGCGCTTTACTTCAAGCGTCTGTCGGGCTTCGGCGATTGCGCGGCCACGGATGTAAAACGCCAGCACATCCGCGCCGTGCGTGATGCCATCTTCTCCACCGGAAAACCCGGAGCGGCCAACGGTTTTGTGAATGTCGTGTCCGCGCTGTGTAGCTGGGGGATCAAAGCCGACTGGCTCGAGCACAATCCAGCCCGCTCGATCGATCTCATCCCCGGCGGTCATCTCCCGGCGTGGTCCCAGGCGCAGGCGGATCAGGCGATCGCCGCCCTGCCTGAGCACCTGCGGCGTCTGGTGTTGTTGGCCTTGTTCACCGGCCAGCGGCGCGGCGATTTGTGCCGTATGGCCTGGACGCATTACGACGGCGAGCGGATCAGAGTGACGCAGGGGAAGACGGGAACACCGCTTGTCATCCCCGTGCATCCGACGTTGAAGGCCGCGATGGACCAGTGGCCCAGGCGCGCGACGACGATCTTGGTCAACAGCCGTGGCCGCCCGTGGTCGCCCAACCGGGTCACGGACGGGCTTAGGAAGGCGCTGGGGCGGATTGGCTTCGAGCCGGGGCGCAACGTCCACGGGTTGAGAAAGTTAGCCGCGACGAACCTCGCGGAGGCCGGGTGCAGCGCGCACGAAATCGCCGCCATCACCGGGCATCGGTCGTTGGCCATGGTCAGCCTTTATACGAAAGGCGCGGATCAGGAGCGGATGGCGACGGCTGCTATTGTCAGGCTGCAAACGAGGAAAGCATGAGCGACGATTTAACATCGTACTGGACCGAAGGATTGTGCGGCGATGGCGCGGCTATTCTCCGCGATGGCGTGATGATCAAGATCGAGGAAGTTGTGCAAACCCTCAATGATTATGAGCATCTGCGAGTGTTATTGTGCGAAGGGTTGGATCTCTGTGTGCGCGCGAGAAAACTGGACACGCAAATCCTGGAAGGGAACATGGCCGATCAAGGTTGGACCGGCACCCGAAGCGGAACGCCATGGCTATGGGTTCAGGAACAATACGATACGGACCTCGCTGACTGGGAAAAGCGCGCTCGTAATGATATCAAAATGGAAACCAAGTGACAACCGCCAACCATGACGAGAAAACGGCGGATTTCCGCCATATATTCTCAGCGGTGTTCCTCGCGCAAACTCACCGCTTTGTGCGAAAAACGGCGCATTTCCGCCAGTTTCCAGAATATGAGACCTGGCGCTAAATGCCACGAAATGACGTGCGTCGGCGTGATACGGTCGTGGCCGGTCGGCAACCGTGCGAAGTTGTTGCCGCTGTCCTGGTGACGGGAGTATGAGGCGGGTGCGCGGGCCGGACTGTCATCCGACCGCGCGCGGAAACCGGGTGAGCGGTTTCGGGGACCCTGACGTGGGGTGTAGCCCGAGCGCCGCTCATCCACAAACAGGATTTGAGCGATGGACGATGACGAAAAAGCCTTTTTTGAAAACATGCTCACCCAGGTGAACACCAAGATGGCCGAGTTGCTCGACGCCATCACCCTGGTGCGGGACGATGTCACCAACACCAAAGGTCATGTCGTTTACGTGATGGAAGACAGCCTGACTCTTGGGCGTCGCATCTCAAGGCTGGAGGACGAAATGCGCCAGCGGAGGTCCGAGCCATGACTCCCTCTGACCGCGCGAAGCTGGCGCGCATACTGGGAATGCTGGGGAGCAACCGAAGGAGAGCGGACGGTGCCAACACCTGAAACGAGCGCCTTTCCGACCGTGAGGCAGTGGCTACGGGATTGCCGAGACGACCCGGACCAGGCCACACCGAAATGTCCGGGTTGCGGCTGCCACCTCGGCATCCGCGAAGCGATGTTCAACCAGAGTGGAATAGACGAATGGCTGTGCGACAATGCCTGCTGCGACAATGCCCGTGAGCAATCCTGAAACGAGCGGCCTCAACGCCCTGTCTTCAGCCGCGTTGTCGGCGGCGATGCGCGGTGGAACGGCCGATTGGGGGAGGTGGGGCAGCGCGACCGATCATGTCCGTTATGCCGATCCGTGGCCGCGTGAACATTGGCGCCGACGGCGCATGTGCCGTTGCGGATGCGGTAAGCGCGTGACGCACACCGGAAAGGCCAACGGGATCGCGCTGATGAGCGGATGCGAGTTCCTGGTGCGTCGATGGGTGCGAGACGGAGTGAAAATCTATGAGCGACGATAACCCAACGAGCCGGCGGCCTCTCCTCATTGAGGTGCTACTGGACGGCGAAGTCATCGCCACGGGAACGTGCTCGTCGGAAATACGTGATTTGTCGCGGTCGGTCGGGATGCCTTTGGTGCCCGCGATGCTCCGGAAGATCGCCGATGAGTGGGAGGCAACGGACAATGGCCGCTGACCCAACGAACCGGCGCGCGCACCGGCAGCGGACGTATCATCGTGCCGCCAAGATCCGGGTGGATGGTTCCGTGTCGGCGTTGTGCTTCAAGTCGCCGCGAGCGATCGACATGCGCCGGGCGACGTGGACCTTCCGCGATGAGGCTGTGACCTGCCCGAAGTGTCTGGAGGTAATCAATGCCAGGCGATAACCAACCGGACGGAGCGGAACATGACTATGAGCCGCGATAAGGCGGAAGCGCTATGTTCTTTGGCCGCTTCGCGAATGATGACCTTTCCGTCAGAAGCGAACATGCGAAGCATGGCGCGGATCGAAGAGGTAACGGCGTGGATATGGACCGAAGCCTGTGATTTTCAGTCGCTGACCCCACCGGAAAAGCGGATGCCGGAGAGCGAGCATTGTTCCTGACTATCCTCAGCCGCGGCTTTCAGATCATGGCCGCCGGCATCATCCTCGCGCTGTCGGCGGGGGCGTTCGTCCTGTTCGCGATGTGGGCGCTCGTCGCGTTCGTTGATCGGAACGTCCACATGCCGCAGGTCGCGGCCAAGAGTTGTCCCGCGCCGGATTACATGACCAGCCGCGCGCCGGACGTGGACGCACAAGGCACCCCGACAGTGGAAGGATTGTCGCGAAGGATGTACCGCCTCGCCCCGACTTGTTAGGGAGGCGGTGGCGCCCCGCTTAGTGGGTTCTCCTGCCCCGGCGGCGGGCGTAGCGGTTCCGAGGGGTTCATCAGGCGGCGCATCTCAGCCTGGGCGCGGCGGATCTGAACCCGATCAGTCGAGTTCTTGATGATGCTGCTGAGCACCTGCACGGCGACATTGCCGCCTGGGCCGAACAAGTGGCCAGCAGCCAGATGCAGCGCGGTCGCACCGCCTGTCTTGAAGGTGCCTCGCAGCGCGTCGATGATGTTTGGCATCGTATCGGACCCGGCCGCGCGAGCCAGTTCCAGGGCCGATGCGCTGCGCCGCAGACTGTCGCGGATGTTCCACAACCGCGTCATGTTCTCGTCGGAGATCGCCTTGAACGCGTTCAGATCCGTTGACGGCGTCCGGCGGCTGTCCACGACGTTCTTCATGAAGCGTTGGAAGTCGTTATAGGTGAATTTCTGACCGGGGCCGCGCAGCTTGTCGAACATGCCCTGAAGCACGGTCATCTCTTCGACGGCGCGCGAGTGTTCTTTGTATTTGTCGAGCATCGTCCGGTAGCCGGGGGCGGCTTTCTCAATCTGACTGTCAATGACGCCCGACGCCTGATCAAGATGATGCGCGATGCTATGCGCGTTTGGATCGTCCGCCTGCATGCGTTTGCTGGTGATGCGATCAAAGTCCCGGCGCAGGCTCCACGCCTCGATGGGGTTATTGAAATCGGCGGCTTTCACCCGTTCAAGTTGTTCTCGGTAAAGTTTCTGCAAAGCGCCGTTATGCAGGTTTTCGGGGTCGGCGAGGACGGCTTCCATGTGCTCTATGACCGGCTGCTTATCGAATGACCCCGTGACGTTCTCAGGCGCGAAGACGGTCTTCTTATCCGCGTTTATATCGGTTTCCCGTTGGGTCGTGCGATTGTGTATGTCGATCTCGCTCTTGGACGTGTTCCGGGCATAGACCTGACGCGCCGTGTTGTTGGCTTCCGCCGCCACCTTGTCGATCTGCGAGGCTTCCGGCACGCGGGCGCCGAGTTCCTTTAGTTCCCGCGCCGTCGTTACCGTCTGCTCGCGCTCCGCGTTGTTGACGGTCTCGCCTGGGATGTATTGGTTGAGGTCGCGTTCGCCGATGATCTGCGGCTCCAGCAGTTTTGAACCATCGGCCGTCGAGCGGTAGACGGCCTCCTCGGCCGGCGTGTGGATAGCCTCGTAGGCTGGCGTCGCCGCCGCCCCGGCTGATTTCGGCTGCGGTCCACCCATGCCAGGGGAAGGGCCGCCCATGCCCGGAGACGGTCCTGGGCTCATCGCGTCGATGTCTTCCGGCGTGGCGCCCGCCGCCGTTGCACGCGCTCGCTCCACTTCCGACAGGGGGCGGGGCGCCGGTCCCTCGGCGATGCGGTTAACGCCGCGCTGGAGCAGGTTCGTTCCGGCCCGCGCGCCCATCGCCACCGGGATCACGGCGCCACCGGCCGCGACACCGCCCGCGAGTTCCGCCATGGGCGCGGCCCACCCGTAACCCTGGTCCTTTACCCAGTCGCCGAGCGCCTTGCCGCCGATCGTTCCGGCGCCTCCGACGCCCGCGCCCATCAGAGCGTTAGGACCGAGCAGCGCGCCCATCGTGGTTCCCTGCGCGCCTGTCCTGACGTATTGCTCGCCGGGCGTCGTGGCGGGAACCTCCGATGGAACGGTCTGCCCGCCTGTCGCCGCCTGCACGCCGCGCCCGATCGCCTCGACAGCCGCCGTGCCCGGCTGTTGCTCCATATCGGCGCCGAGCAGGAAATTCCGCACTTTGTCGGGGAACCGTTCGTAACCGAACACGGGCGCCGCGGCATCGTGCGCGAAGACGATCCCCGTGCCGATCATCTTGCCGAGCGTGCCGGAGGGATTGGCGAGGGCGTTGACAGTGCCGCCGACGCCCTCCAGTTCGCCCGCCGCGATGTTGCGACCGATGCCGCCGCGACCCGCCGGGGCTTCTTTCACGGGCGCCGATGGTGGCGCCGTCGTGTTCATGCGCGCCAGCAGATCATCCGCTGACGGCGCGGGCGCCTCTGGCGTCGTCTGTGTCGGAGCCGGAGCGGCGTCGCTCTGAGGAGGCGTCGCGGGCGCGAGTTTTCCCATCCGCGTGAGCAGATCGTCGGACGATGCTATGGCCACGGGCTTTCCAGTATATTCGAAGTGCATCGGGTCGCGCGTGTCACCCTTCCACTCGCCGCCCCACCTCAGGCCATGACTGCGGGCGATGTCGCCGACATTGGGTGGCAGATCGGACGGCGTTCCGGCGCCGCGCGGATTGTGCTGCCAGTTAATATCGACCGCGTTGCCAAACGCGTGTTGGCTGGGCGTATTGGTGCCGGCGATGTTGCGCGGATTGTAGCCGCCGCTTTCCTTTTGCGAGAGTTTGTATCCGGCGCCCTCCAGTTCGGCGAGGAAGCCGGAGAACGCGGGGGCCGCGTCCGTGGAGACGGTGAATTTGATGCCTGACGGCGAGGCGACGGAAACGAGATCGGCCATGGCTTAGTGCCCCGGCATGGCGGCCTGCCCCATCACGCCTGGGTTGCGCTCCACCAGATCAAGCGTCCGCGCGAACGCCTGCCGCTGCGTGGGCGACATGCCCTTGACCATCTTCTCGCGCGCCGGCACGTCCATCATGTCGAAAATAAACGCACGCGGATCGTGCGTGTTCTGCCAGTTGGTCTGGTAGTCGCTGAACCCGTTGGGTTTGCCGCCGCCCTTCTGGAAGTCGGTGAATATCGTCTGTTTCATGCGTTCCATGCCGATCATCACCGGCAGGATCTGCTGATTGGCGAGCGTCGAGATATGCGCGGACGGATTGCCGCTGATGGCCGACGCCATCGCCTGATCGGAGCGGCCAGACAGGCCCATCTGGTTGACGTATTGCTGCATGTATTTCGCGGTCTTGTCGAAATCGGCCTGCGCGATCGTCTGCGCGTCCGCGCCGAGCGTCGTGGCGACGGTCATCAGGCGGCTCTTGACGGCGTTCAACGCCTCGGCCCCGGCGCCCGTCGTGACATCGCCGGATTTGAGGATCGTGTGCGCCTGCACCAGCGGAAAGACGCGTTGCTGGTAGGTGCCCGCCTCGGCGTTGGCGGCGTTGTAGGCATCGGCCGACGCCTTCCACTTCGCCTCCATGCCCGGCTCCGGTCGCGTCGTATCGGTGCGCGTTTGTGGCCCGTTCGCCGCGGGCGGTTGGGAACCATTGACGGCGGGAGGAGTGGCCGTTGGTGCGGGGGCGGGGGACATCCTGACGGGTCCGACGACGTTCCCATTGCCGCGAGCCGTGTTGTATTCCGCCCATGTCGTGTCGTGCATGACGCCCTGGTTGTCTGTCCACTGAACCTGTTGACCCTGCGTCCCAGGCCCCGCGTAAACAGGAACCCCAGGCCCCGTTGGAGTGACCGTTCCTCTTCTGACATCGGTCATGGTGGGTTGATACTGCGTTCCCTGATCGACGCCGCCGGGACGACCGTAAATCACCGACTGCCGTTGATCTGGCGGCAGGCTCTGCACGCGCACCGTTTCCAGTTGCTGGCGTAACTGCGTGGGATCGGGCGACAGGTGCAACAGACTGGCGTCGATGCGGTCAGTGGGATATCCGGCGGCCTTCAGTCGTGCCGCCTGCTGCAACACCGCGTCCTTCAGGTTGGCGTCGGGCGAGGCCAGGGCCGCCGTGATAGACTCATTAAGCAGTCCCTGCATCTTGGCGTTCTGCTCAAGTTGCGCCCCTTGCAGCACCTGCGAACTCTCGACGCCACCCTTGGCCGCGAATGAGGTCATGGGGTTGCCGCCCATGATCTGATTGAATTTCAGCGGATTGAAGCGTCCCGTTTCGGGATCGACCGCTTGTCGGTAAGCGTCACCCAGCGCCTGATCCGCCTGCATCTTGCGCGTCTGGAACTCCGCTTGCGCCGCCTGATTGCCGGCCGAGATCGCCGCCAGGGGATTGACCTGCGGAGGATTGGCGATGCCCTGCAACACCGAGGCGGAACGGTTGGCGGTTTGCAGTGCGTTAATGATGTCATCAGCCATGGTCTAGACCTTCCCTGTCTGCCACGGGATGTTGAACGCGTCGGTGTTCCCGCTTGCCGCGTAGCCCGTCGTCTGCGGCGTCGTCGCGTTCGTCCGATTGTTGTAAGCGTTGTAGGCCAGGTAGTTATTCACCCCGCCCGTCAGCGCGCTGTTGACGCCCTGCGCTCCGGCGGCCTGCGCGAGACCGCCTTGATTGAGGTAATTGCCCGCCGTTGATGCCGCGCTCGTCCCCTGCGTTCCGAGACCGGCGGCGGCGTTGGCCCCGAGCGTGGCGATGCCCGACAGCCGCGAGTACTGGTTTTGCAGGTTGGTTTGCTGGCCGGTGTTCAGATTGAGGTAATCGCCGAACCGCTGCTGGGCGACATTGAACTGGTCGAGGTAGGTCTTGTTCGCGAGGCCCGTCGCGTATTCGGCGGCTCCCTTGAGTGCCGCTCCGCTGACACCCAGACCCCGCGCCGCCGCCGCTGACTGCACGGATTTAAGCCCCTGGTCGCGCGTGAACTGGTAGCCGGGCGTCGCCTCCAGTTGCTCCTGCGTCATGTTGCCCGGCAGGTTGGCGTAAGCCAGTGACGTGTAGTCGGGACCGCCGCCCGTCGGGCCGCTCTGAGCGAGCGAGAGGGCGTTGGTGACAGCCTCCTGGCCCGGCCCGAAATACGGCTCGAGGTCCGCGCGCGTTTGGCCGTATTGCTGTTGCTGGAGGTTGGCGGCCTTGTCGGCGGAACTCGCCGCTTTGTTGGAACCGTAGAGCGAGGCTCCGGCTCCGATAACGCTTGCGCCAATGGTTGCCGCCGCGACCCCGCCCACACCCATCAGTTTAACTCCATTCTGTAAAGGGTTCCGATCGCTTCGGCGCCCAGTTTCTTATAGTAACCGTTCAACAACGGTCCCGAGGCGCGAACGCCCGCGCGCATGAGCACCTGTTTGGCGCCTCGCTCGCGCAACGCGTCGGCCGCCGCTCGTTGCAGCCTCAGACCGACACCGGGCGCGTCGGGCGACGCGTAGAAGATGGTGTGCTGGCCCTCAATCAGATCCGGCGCCTCGATCGACGGCCCCACGATCGTCATCAGGTATCCGAATACACGGCCATTCATTCTCGCTGTCATCGTCTGCAACATGCCGTGGGCGTCGAGCGCCCGTAGTAACGGCAGGTTGAACGACAGCGGATAATCCGGCGCCTCTCCGGCTCTGACGGCATGTTCCGCGAGTAACGGCGCCGCGTCATGCCAGAACGTTTCGAACGGTTCGTGCTGGTAAGTCATGCCGTCGATATCGCGCGGCTTTCTGTCCATCGCGACGATGCAACGATGTTTCGCGGTCTTCGTCATCTTGTTGATCTGCGCTTCGTGCGCGCGCCAGTGGCGCATCATCTGCCGCAGGTGGATCTGGATATTAACGACGTCGCACGCGGCCCACCACGCATGATCGTGGGATATACCAAGACAGCGCTCGAACACACGCGCGCACCCGCTCTCGGTCGAAATGTCGTCGAACGTGACGGGAAGCACGTTGGGCAGCCGCGCCTCGATCTGGTCGAGTTTGCGGATCTGCCGCTCGATGATGGCGGGAGGAACAACGAGTCCGCCGCGGGCGTAGGAGGCCACCACGCCGGCCACGGGGCGGCGCAGCGTGACAACCGTCACGTCCGGCGGCAGAAGCCGCCAGAACGGCGCGGCGGCGGTCTCCACGGTGCCCGTGAACGACTGGGCGAACCACGAGGCCACGTCGTCCATCGAACGGCAATGCACGATCTGGTCGTGGCCGCAATGCCAGTCGCCGTAGGACAAGAGCGTCGATAACCACTTCGTGCGGCTGCGCGGTGTCGCCAGGATGACAAACGGTCTCATCCCACCACCGTCCACACGCCGCCGCCCTGACTGACATAAATTGTAAAGCCCACCGTGCCGTCCTCCTGAGAATACAACGAACCAACAGGCTGCGCCGCGATCGGCGCGCCCGTGCCGCTGGTCCAGGTCACGCCGGATGGCAACATGAGCCCGCCGAACGGGCCGAGGCGTTTGTCAACCATGGCGAACCAGGCGCGCCACGCCATCGTGACATTGCCGTTGCCATCGACCAACGGCGACATGGTCGATGGCAGGGGGACGTGGAGTTCTCCCGCCATGTCAGGCGTCCGCCGTTGCCGGGGCGGCCGTGGGCGCGTCGCCCACCACCGCGTCGATCCACGCGCCCTGCAACGCGACCATGCCCTGCGCCGTCCACGACAACTCCCACACCCTGTCGCGCGCCAGTCCGAGCCGCTGCCACTGCATCGATGTCAGCGTGCCCGTCGTGTTCAGCGACTGCGGGACGGGATTGCCCCACGTATGGCCACGGTCGTTCGACCATCGCAACAAGACAATGGTGTCGCCCGTTGCCGTGCCGGTCTCCATGTCGGCGAGGAACTCATTGTAGAACACGCGCCGCCCGTCCTGAAGCATATGCGGGAACGAGCGAACGCGGTGGATCGCGGCGCCGTTGTCGGTGAACGCGTTTTGGTCGAGTTTATAGACGTTGCCGTTCTGCCAGTCTCCGACAAGCAACATGCCGTTAGCTGTGCCGCCCTCGATCGCGCAAAAGCAATTTGAGCGATGCCTGTGATTCAGTCCCGTCGCGGGATCGGTCCACAGCCACTCGTGCCAGTGCCCGGTGGTTATGTCGTAGACCCAGGTCTTATCGGCGGTGGGGAACGTGAGGACATACATCGTATGGCCGAGATACTGGACACAGTAGCCGATGGCGTCTTTGATTTCGGTATAACCGGCGATTTCCGCCTCGATGGCGTAGGTCGAAATCCGCTTCGTTTGATACCCCGCGCCTTGCAGCACGATGCCCTGGCCGGTTCTGTCCGCCGTCAGCCAGAAGACGCCGTTATCGAAAGTGGCGACCGAGTAAACCGCGACGATACCGTGATCGATGAACACGTCCGGCTGCGCCTCGAACGGGAAATCCGACTTGCCGGTGTTCGACCATATCTCCGTCGTGCGATCACCGATGAGCCAGATCGTGCGCCGTGTCACGACGACCGTCCGCAGCAGATCGCTGAACCCGATTTTGTTGGCGACCCATAACGGATCGAACGTCAGGGCGAGAAAGTCGGAGGAATAGAATATGGGCGGCGATATGATGCTGCCTGGGTGCGCGAACAAAAAATACCCGTCGAGGTAATCCGCTCTCACGGAGCCCTGGAAGTTCGGGTCCGTGATCGGGCCAAATACCGTGGATGAAAGGTTGTAACTCCACCCTGTCGGACCACCATCGACGATGACCACTTCCAGCCCGTTATCGACCATGCCAACCGGCTTGTAGGGGGGCGACGCGGCGTCTATGGTGCCGATAAGGGCGCCGGTCCCGGCCGGCAGGTTCAACCGGTAGAAACCTGTCCCAGACACACAGAACGTCTCATTGTCCGCGGCCCGGTAAAGTCCGCGTATCGGGCCGCTGCCGATCGTGCCGAACAGCGTGAGACCAGGCGTCGGGTAACAGGTTGCGGGGGCAGGCTCCGTTTGATTTCCCGGAACGGGTTCAGAATAAAGATTCACCATCCTTTGGGCGCTGGCGATCACGCTCCTGGCTTGATACGCGCCCCCCGTGAGAACCTGTCGCACCACTATGACGTCCTCTTGATGGCGGCGGAACGATAAGCTTCGGCGGCGTCATCCTTGGACACGAATGACCCGAGATAATGTGTCTTGTTTTTGATGCTGATTGCCGCGCACCAACGACGGTCCCTTTTGGACCAATAAACCCCCTTAATTCCAGATGTGTTGGTTACAAGCATTTCCGGCTTCCGCCATTCCTTCCACGGCCGCTTATTTTTCCATTGATCCCCTACCGGTATCCATTTGCAATTAGACGGTTCATAATTTCCGTTCACGTCTATTCGTTCTATGGATAATCCGTCTTTCCAGGTTGGCTCCATATCTTCCTGGAACCGAGTAAAATCCAGCCACCTGTCGCATATGGTTATCCCACGCCCTCCGTAACGGTGGTATGCTTTGCTTTTCGGATTAAGGCATCGCTGCTGCATTGTTCCCCAGATCATATAAAACCTCGACCCGGATTGGCCGTGTTTGGTGAAGCGTTGCTTCGCGGACAGACCAATATTACAACCACAAGACGTTGATACACCCCCTTTGAGCGACCCCCCGAAAACAGATCGTTCTTTCCCACAATCACAACGGCAATTCCACATTCTGTTGCGCCGAACTATGGAATTGAGACCGACCACAGTCCATTTTCCGAACCGTAGACCCGTAAGATCGCTTGCATGTGACATGCCGCGTCATAGGACATCGAAAAGGTTTAAGCAACATTACAGAGGCGACGACGCTTCTGGCCTGATAGGCGCCTCCGGTCAGAGGAATTTTCATTAGGCTGTTGGACCGGGCGCGGGATCATCCGCTTTGTTGCCTTTAGCCATCCATTCCAGATATTCCTGATAGTCCCGGTTTGCTTCGTCAAACGGAATGAACGCCTGATCTCGAACCCTCAATACGGTTTGCGTTTCCAAGCCGGGGAGTGGTGCGATCAGTTGATATTCGGAAGCCATGTCGGTGCTCCTTAGAGATCAGCGGATGCTGTGAAGTTGCCATAGCAAAGATATGTTCCGGTCGCTGTCGCTGTTACCGTGAGCCCAAGATTACCAGAGCCAGAGGCGCTGAAATTGTTCAGCGTGCAGACGGCGAAAGTAAAGTACGGAACAAGCGTCGGCGCATGGTGCATAGTCACCGGGAGTGTATACGCAGAAAGTCCAGGGCCAGCATTAACATTATATCCGCCTTGTTGTAGCCAACCCACATGGAAGAACCGCTGACAGTTGCTCAAATCATAACGTGGATCAGGCTTCTCCAATGGTGTCGCCACGGAACCGACCTCAAGTTGCACGCCCCACAACACGAACGTCGCGCTCTGCACGCCGATGCCGCCAGCGAACGTGTTGTAGGTCGCACCACACGAGAAGAACAACCCGAGGCGGCTGCTGTCATTGCCGTTGGTGCCCAGCGTCTTACCCGCCACACTTGGATATGTGAATGTGATTGAGTAGCGCACCGGACTGTTCGTGAGTGCCGGTGTCGCCGTGCCATTGATCAGCACATCAGCCGATGGTGATCCGCCCGAGCCAAACTGTTGCGTGGCGGCGACGCCAATCTTAGGCGATCCGGTCGTGGCGTATGCCCAGAATGATACCGTAACGGTCTTACCAGCCAGCCGTCGCACGCCTTCGATGTATTGGTTAACGCAGGAGAACGCACTGGCCCCCGCGTTACCTATAACGGAGATAGCCATTGCCTGCGTCGCGGCTTCATCACCGATGGCGGTGCGTTGCGCGTCGGCGAGCGCG